GAGGCACACCCGGTGAGCCAGTAGGCATGAAGCAAAAAAGCCGCCCGTCTCCGGGCGGCGTGACGGGGTGCCCCGTCCTACTTGCTAGCGATGCGGTACACGCGCTCGCCCGCGTCGTTCTTCTTGCTTTCGACTTTGAGCCCCATCTTCTTGCTGAGGGCGCCCGAGATGAAGCCGCGGATGCTGTGGTTCTGCCAGCCGGTGGCCTTCGCGATTTCGGCTGTAGTTGCACCGTCCTTCCGGCGCAGGAGTTCCAAGACGACCTGCTTCTTGCTGCCCTCGCGCGGCTGGGCGTCCGTGGCTTTCGCGGGCTTCTTGGTCGCGGCGGTCTTGGTTTCCTTCCTCGCGGGTTTCTTGGCGGCTGGCTTGCTGGTCTTCTTGCTGGTATTCCTGCTGGCCTTTTTCGATGTGGTCTGCCTCGGCGCGGAGTTGGCGCCCTGTTCCGCGATGGCGGTGGTGATTTCGGTACTGGTGCTGGCTTCGATCGTTTTCATTCTGCTTGTCCTTTCCGGCGGCTCGTCGTCCGCGCATGACGATTGATCACTCTGGTGCCCCGCTAAAGCAAGCGGAAGTTTCTGAAAATAAATGGCAGCTTTGAGCCAGAGGGCGTACGCGCGCTATCGCGGGACGGCCCTCTCCACCGTACAAAAGGCGATTCACACGGGCCGGATTTCGGTCCTGCCGGATGGCCGCATCGACTCCGACGCGGCTGACCGGGAGTGGGAGGCCAACACGAAGACGCGCGGGCCGGTGGTGCGCCACCGTGCGGACGATGACGGGCCCGATGCGTTCGGCGCGGCGCAGTATACGAAAGCGCGCGCCGTCCGCGAGCATTACCAGGCGCGCCTGGCCAAGATCGACTACGAGGAGCGCGTGGGCAACCTCGTCTCGAAGGACGAGGTGCAGGTGGCGGCCTTCAACAAGTTCCGGCAGTACCGGGATGCGATGTTGAACATCCCCGACCGCGTGGCCGCGATGCTTGCCGCCGAAACCGAAGAGCCGAAGTGCTACGAAATCATCGCGACCGAGATTCGCAAGGCACTGAATGAGTTTGCAGACTCCGACCGCTGAGCAGATTTACGCTGCTGCTGCGGCGGCTGGCGCGCGCCCGGACCCGTTGCTCACGATCTCTCAGTGGGCCGACAAGTACCGGACGCTTTCACAACGCGCGTCTTCGGAACCCGGCCCGTGGCGGACCGACCGGACGCCCTACCTGCGAGAGATCATGGACTGCCTCTCGCCGGCTTCGATGGTCGAGCGCACGGTGTTCATGAAGGGCGCCCAGATTGGCGGGACCGAATGCGGGAACAACTGGATCGGGTATGTGATCCACCAAGCGCCTGGCCCCATGATGGCGGTGCAGCCCACCGTCGAGATGGCCAAGCGCAACTCGAAGCAGCGCATCGACCCGCTGATCGAGGAGTCGGGGGTGCTCCGGAAGCTGGTGCACGATCCGCGGTCGCGCGATTCGGGCAACACGGTTCTCTCAAAGGAGTTTCCTGGCGGCGTGCTGGTCATGACCGGCGCCAACTCCGCGGTGGGCCTGCGCTCGATGGCGGCGCGGTATCTGTTCCTGGATGAAGTGGACGGGTATCCGGGCGATGTGGACGGCGAGGGCGACCCGATCAATCTCGCCATGGCGCGCACTCGGACGTTCGCGCGTCGCAAGGTCTTCCTGGTATCGACGCCGAAGATCACCGGCATGAGCAGGATCGAGGCGGCTTACGAGGAGAGCGACAAGCGCCAGTACTTCGTTCCGTGCCCGACCTGCCGCGAGTTCCAGGTTCTGAAGTTCGCGCAGTTGCGGTGGCCGAAGGGCGAGCCGGAGAAGGCCGCGTACGTCTGCGAGCACTGCGGCCAGGAGGTTCAGAACCACCAGAAGCAGTGGATGCTGCCGCGCGGCCTGTGGCGAGCGACGGCCAAAGGCGACGGCAAGACTGCGGGATTCCACCTTTCGAGCCTCTACTCTCCCGTCGGTTGGTTCCCGTGGGGCGATGCGGCCAAGCAGTTTGAGCAGGCGCAGAAGAACCCGTCGTTGCTCCAGGTCTTCGTCAACACGGTCCTGGGGGAGACGTGGACGCTGCTGGGCGAGGCTCCGGACTGGAAGAAGTTGTATGACCGCAGGGAGCAGTACAAGATCGGCCTGGTGCCGCGTGGCGGCATTTTCGTCACCGCGGGCGCGGACGTTCAGCGGGACCGCATCGAGGTAGAAGTCGTCGCGTGGGGCCGCGGCAAGGAGTCCTGGTCGGTTGACTACCGGGTCTTCGAGGGCGACACGGCGCGCCCGCAGGTGTGGGAGAAGCTGACCGGCCTGCTCAACGAGACGTTCACGACCACGGCCGGCCTGGAGTTGCCGATCATTCAGATGGCGGTGGACTCCGGCTACGCCACGAACGAGGTTTACGAGTGGGCGCGGCGGCAAGGGCACCGGGTGCTCGTCGTCAAGGGCGACTCGCGCGCCCCGGCCATGCTGGGCGCGGCTTCTCCGATCGAAGTTGGACCGCTGGGCGTAAAACTGAAGCGGGGGGTGAAAGTATGGCCGGTCAACTCGGGCATGGCCAAGGAGGAGTTGTACCGCTGGCTCCGACTGGAACGCCCCACCGACGAGGACCTCGAACAGGGAGTCCCGTTCCCACCCGGTTATTGCCACTTGCCGCGATATAGCGAGGAGTACTTCAAGCAAATCACCGCCGAGCAGTTGGTGGCGAAGCTCGTGAAGGGCTACCGCAAGCTGGAGTGGCAGAAGATGCGCGAGCGCAATGAGGCTCTGGACTGCCGCGTGTACGCCCGCGCTGCGGCGGCCCGCGTCGGATTGGATCGCTTCCAGGACAAACACTGGCGCGTTGTCGCGGGGCGCATGGGCGTTCCGGTGGTCGAATCACAACGGCCCGTGCCGCAGGTACAGGCACCGGCAAAACCGAAGGTCGCGCCGCCCGTACGGCCGCCCCGGGGCCGGCGAGTGATCGGGCGTTTTGGGATGTGAGCGATGGCGAACACGTTTACTGACGAGCAAGTTCAAGACTCCCTGAATCGAATTGCCGCGCCCGCGAAGCGCGTCGTGGCTCCGGACGGGCGCGCGGTGGAATACCGCTCCACCGACGAAGAGATCAAAGCCCAGCAGTACATGGTCAACGCGAACCGGTCCGCGGCCGGCACGCGCCGCCGCCAGACCCGGCTGATGTCAAGCAAAGGCTTCTAACCCGTGTTCAAACTCTCCAGCTTTCTGACCCGCTTCAAGCGGGGCGGGAGCGGTGTGCCCAGCAACCTGCCCGCGCGTCGTGCGAGCGCGTTCCCGTACGAGGGCGCGACGGCCGGTCGGCGCTTGGGCACGTGGTCCACGACCCGTGACGCAGTCAATTCCGTCTGGTATCAGAGCGCCGACCAATTGGTGGCGCGCTCGCGGGATATCGCGCGCAAGGACGGGTGGGCGGCGAAGGCTATCGAGGAGTGGGTCTGCAATGCCATCGGTAACGGCATTAAGCCGCAGTCCCTTCATCCCGATCAGGCCTCAAAGGAGAAGGTCCAGAAGCTCTGGTCGCAGTTCGCGAACGAGTCTGATGCGGCGGGCCTGACCGACTTCTATGGGCTCCAGGCGCTCGCGTTCCGCTCGATGGTCGAAGGCGGCGAGTGTTTCGTCCGAAAGCACGTGCGGTTGATCGCGGATGGCCTGACCGTTCCGCTGCAATTGCAACTGATCGAGTCGGAGCAGTTGCCGTTCTACCTGGCGCGCCCGACTCCGGACACGCCGGAGGGCAATTTAGTCCGGGCCTCGATCGAATTCGATCCGCAAGGACGGCGCGTGGCTTACTACTTCTACAAGGAGCATCCTGGCGAGCGGCTGTTCTTCCCCAACTACCTCGACCTGCTGCGCATCCCGGCCGCAGAGGTCATGCACCTCTTCCGCCCGCTGCGTCCGGGCCAACTCCGCGGCATCCCGTGGCTGGCGAACGCGCTGGTCCGGTTGTGGGAACTCGACCAGTACGACGACGCCGAACTGCTGCGGAAGAAGTTTGCCGCCATGATGATGGCGTTCATCATCCGGCAGAACCCGGAAGACCCGTTCTTCGGCAACGAGCAGACCGGGCCGCAGGCGACCAACACCGGTGGCAATACGGGCGACGACCAGCCGGGCGTCCAGGTGGCCCAACTCGAAGCCGGGACGATGATGGACCTCGAACCGGGCGAGGACGTGAAGTTCACCGATCCGGCAGATGTGGGCGGCAACTACGAGGCCTTCGAACGGCAGACGTTGCTGCGGATCGGCGCCGGGCTGGGCCTGCCCTACGACATGCTGACCGGGGATCTCTCCCAGACGAGCTATAGCTCGATCCGGGCGGGCATCCTGTCGTTCCGGAGGCTCTGCGAACAGATTCAGTACGGCGTGTTCATCTACCAGTTCTGCCGCCCGGTATGGCGGGCGTTCATCGAAAGTGCGGTGCTGGCCGGCGAGTTGAACGCGCGGGATTACCAGGCGAACCGGGCCGACTATCTCGCCGTCGAGTGGCACACGCCGAAGTGGGCGTGGGTCGATCCGGAAAAGGACGTCAAGGCGGAAGTAATCGCGATCCGGTCAGGCTTGAAATCGCGCAGCATGTCCATCAACGAGACGGGCATGGACGAGGAGGAAGTGGATCGGCAGATCGCCAAGGACAACGAGCGTGCCGACGATCTGGGCCTCGTGCTCGACTCCGATCCGCGCAGGACGGACGCTCGCGGCGCGCAGAAGGTTGAGGACGTGACTGCCGAAGATGCGGGGGATGCGGGGAAGCCCGCTAAGGCTCCGGTGAAGCCGACCGCGCCGCCCACGAACAAGCGCGGCAAGGAGTCGCGCATGGAGGTGATCCAGTGAAGCCGAACATCCTGCCGCACCTTGCGACCCGCGTCTTCGGCGTACCGTTGCTGGTCGAGGCGCAGAAGCTCGCAGTAATCCTCGAGGCCATCGGGCCGCGCATCGGCCTGCGCGAGTCGGTGGTCCTGGAAGGTCTGCCTGTGGTCGTCACCAGGCCGACTCCGGGCGACGGGGAAGAGGAAAACGGCGGGCTGATGATCGGCGGGCGGAAGCCGTACCCAGTCACGCCGGAGGGGATCGCTGTGATCTCGATCTCCGGCACGCTCGTGAAGAATGCGTCCTGGATGGATGCTCAGTCCGGCCTTCAGTCTTACGCCGATATCCGAACGATGATTGCGGACGCTCGTGGCGATCCGGGTATCCGTGGCGTGCTGCTCGATGTGGACTCGCCGGGCGGCGAGGTGGGCGGCCTGTTCGATCTCGCGGACGAGGTGTTCGCGGTGCGCGAGCAGAAACCGTGTTACGCCATCGCGAACGACGAAGCGTTCTCGGCGGCGTACGCCCTGGCGTCGAGCGCGCAGCGGTTGTTCCTGACCAGGACGGGCGGCGTTGGCAGCATCGGTGTGATTGCGGTCCACATGGACCAGTCTGGCTTCGACGAGAAGATGGGCCGCAAGTACACGGCCATCTATGCTGGCGCTCGGAAGAACGACTTCTCCACGCACCAGCCGTTGTCGGACGATGCCCGCGCCAACCTGAAAGGCGAGATCGACCGGCTGTACGACATGTTCGTGGCCACCGTCTCGCGGAACCGAGGCTTGAAGCCCGCGCTCATTCGGAACACGGAAGCTGGCCTGTTCTGGGGCGAGAAGGCGATCAGCGCCGGCCTCGCGGATCAGGTTGGAAGTTTTGACGATGCGCTCGCTGCCGTAACGGAAGCGGCGCATCCGTTTAGGAAGTCTCGCGCGATGGCGTCTGCCGAAGCGCAGATCGAGGAAGGAAAGGAACCGACTATGAGCAAACCCGTCGATAGCAAACCGGCAGACGCCCCCACCGATCCGGTGGCCGCACCTGTCGAAACCAGTCCTGCTGCGGAGGCTCCTGTTGCGCCCGCCGCCGAACCGACGCCCGCTCCCGACCCCGTGTTCGCTCCGGCGACTCCCGCGGTGGATGCCGCCGCCATCGAAGCGCGGATTCGCGCCGAGCATGAGGAGATCGCGGCCCTCTGCTCTCTGGCCGGCGAGCCCGGATTTCTCGCGGAGGCCATCGCGAAGCGCACGTCGCCCGCGCAGGTGCGCGAGGCTCTGCTGGCGAAGAAGGCCGCGCGCAGCCAGGCCACGCAGTTGTCCTCGCACGTGGACGCCTCTCCGGTCGGCGCCGAGGCGCAGTTGAACACCGCCGCCACGCAAATCGCGGCCACGAAGCACGTCACCTTCGCTCAGGCGTACGTGGAAGCGATGAAACTCCACCCTAACCTTTACACGCAGTACCTCGCTGAGAAGTCGGCCACGGTGAAGCCGAACTAAACGACGGCGAGCCAACCAACGAAAGGAGAAATACAACGATGGCTTACGAAGTTGGAAACCAGGCGATCTCGGTTCCGGCCAGTGCCGACCTCTCCGCGAAGCAGTTCTATTTCGGCACGATCAACGCCAGCGGGCAGGTGGCGATTACTGCGGCGGGTGCGGCTGCGGATGGCGTGATCGCGGACAAGCCGGCTGCTGCTGGCCGTCCGTGCGCGTTCTATACCGTGCCCGGAATGGTGGTCAAGGTCATGTGCGGTGCCGCCGTCTCGAACGGCGACCTGCTCGACGTCGATGCCAGCGGCAAGGCGATTACGCACGTTGCCGGCAAGATCGTCGCGAGGGCTCTGGCTGCCGGTGCCGGAGACGGGAGCATCATCCCGGCTCTGCTGATCCTTCAGCGGTAGCAGCGAACAAGCGGGTGCGAACCAAGGCTCCGTGGCCGCGAGGCTCCGGGGCCTTTTTTGTGCCCGCGAGAAGACGAAAGGAGAACTGAAAACCTATGTACACGCCGACTGCCGGTGATGTTCATGTAAATACGCCGCTGACCCAGATCAGCATCGCGTACCTGCAAAACCAGAGCGAGTTTGTGGCCGCGCAGGTCTGCCCGGTAATCCCGGTCAGCAAGCAGTCCGACCGCTACTACGTTTATAACCGCGGCGACTTCTTCCGCGACCAGATGCAGAAGCGCGCTCCCGGCACTCCTGCCACGAGCGTGGGCTACCGGCTGGACAACACGCCGACCTACTTCTGCGACGTGTGGGCCGAATCGAAGCCAATTCCGGACCAGCTTCGCGGCAACGCCGACGCCGTGCTGAACATGGATCGGGATGCCACGGAGTTCCTGACCCAGCAGGCGCTCATCCGGCGCGAGAAGATCTTCGCCGGCAACCTGTTCACGACCGGCAAGTGGGGCACCGATATGACCGGCGTCGCGGCTGGTCCTGGCGCTGGCACGTTCCTTCAGTGGAACGATCCGGCCTCGAACCCTATCGAGGACATTCGGGCGGGCAAGCTGGCCATCAAGCAGGCCACGGGCTACCCGGCTAACACGCTGGTGATCTCGGAACCCGTTTGGTTGAAGTTGGTTGACCACCCGGACCTCGTGGATCGCGTGAAGTACGGCCAGACCAACGGCGGTCCCGCGCGCATCACCCGCGAGGCGCTGGCGGCGATCCTGGAGATCGACCGCATCCTCGTGATGGGCAGCATCGAGAACACCGCTGGTGAGGGTGTGGCGGCGTCGCACTCCTTCATCGGCGGCAAGAACGCGCTGCTCTGCAACGTGGCGCCGAACCCCGGACTGCTCACCCCGTCCGCTGCGTACACCTTCGGGTGGACCGGCTACCTCGGCGCGGGCAACGAAGGCAATCGGATCAAGCGGTACCGCTGGGAGATCATCGCCAGCGACATCGTCGAGATCGAGATGGCCTTCGACATCAAGCTGGTCGCTCCGGAGTTGGGCTACTTCTTCTCCGGCGCCATCGCGTAGGGAGGTCCCCGATGGCCTACCGTGCGCTGCCGAAGTTCGACCCTTCGGCCACGTTCCTCGCGACCGCGCGCCTGCCGGTATTCAACGGCGTCCCGATGGCTCCGGGGGAGGCGATGCCGCCTCCTCCGGACGATCCGGGGCCGCGCCGTCAATACCTGCGGCAGTTGCGGCAGTTGTTCGAACTGCGGAAGATCCAACAGATCGAGTCTCCCGCGATCCCCAAATCCAAGACCCGGAAGGAGAAAATGCATGGGCGCGCAAAAGGTTAAAGGCAAGTTCATGGTTCCTGGGCTGATCCAGGGATCTGCGGAGATCCGGTCGCTCGAAACCGTGCTCACGTCCGCCCAGATCAAGATCCTCCGGGCCACCCCGATTACGGTTGTCCCCGCGCCTGGCGCCGGAAGGTCGCTGGAGTTCGTCTCCGCTCTCCTGCAACTCAACTACGGCAGCAACGTCTTCACCGGCCCGCAAAACCTCGCGGTCAAGTACAAGGACGGCGCGAGCGCGCAGGTGTCGCAGAACGTCACCGGCACCGGCTTCATCGATCAGGCGGGCGATATGGTGACGAGCGCTCTGGCGAAGGCGGACGGGATAGCCACGCGCGCCATCGCGGAGAACCAGCCTCTCGTGCTCCACAACATCGGCGCCGCGGAGATCACCGGCAACGCGGGCAACGATAACCTGCTGCACGTGAAGGTGCTCTATCGCGTGCATGCGCTCGGGTAGATCGATGGCCGACTCGTTTGCCGAGCTCAACAAGGCGTGTATCAACTGCTTTGGGACGGCGGTGTCCTACCAGCAGGGTACCGCCGCCCTTTTCCCCGTGCGTGGGATCGTCATGAAGGATACCGATGAGGAGCGGCATTGCGATGGCGTCTATCTGCGGTTGTTCGTGAATCTGGCCGACTTCGCGGTCGCGCCTGATCACGGCGACGTGGCGACCATCGACGGCATGGCGTACACGGTCTTCGAGGTGCTGGCCGACGCAATGGGCGGCGCGACACTGTCCCTGCGCGCGGCGGCGTGAGGCGCCGATGGCATCCGTTCGGGTCTACCAGAAGAAGGAGGTCCGTCTCGATCGGCTGAACATCCGGCAGCAGGAGATGTTCAAGATTGGGAACGTCGGCCTGGCGTCGGTGAAGAACCGGGTGCAGGCCGGGCTCGGGCCGAACGACAGCGCCGCGAAGCCTCTGTCGAAGCGGTACGCCATCTGGAAGACAAAGCAGGGAAAAGGTAACCGCCGCAACCTCACGCTGACCGGCGATATGCTTCGCAGCTTCCAGGTCCGGACGGTCAGCGAGACTCGCGCGGTGGCCCGCGCGACCGGGCGCGGGACGACGAAGACGACGACCAGCAAGCGAGGGAAGCTGGTCGGCGTCGAGAACAAGGTCAAGGCGTGGATCACGAACAAGATCGAGCCTTGGGCCGTGTTCTCTCCCAAGAATCGCCAGGTGGTGCAACAGACCGCGCAGCAGATCCTCACGCAGATGGCGCCCCGGCTCCTGTTGGAGCGTTCGCTCGGTAAGCAAACATGATCGACACCTCTGAGCTGGTTGACAATCTGGTCGCCGCGCTGCGCGATATCCCCGATCTCGTCGACGAAATGGACCGCGATCCGGAGCGGATCTTCGCGTACCACGACCAGTACCCGAAGAAGATCAGCCTCGCGCACGCGATCCACTCGATGCCGGCGCCCGCGATCATGGCGGCGTGGCAGGGCACCGCGCCGGGCGGGTTCGGCGGCTTCGATGTATGGAAGCACGCCATCACGCTGTACGTCCGGGCGCGCGAGACGTTCGACGGCGATCCGCCCACTCCGTATTACCGGATCTTCCGGCTGATCACGAAGGGCATTCCAACCCAAAGTGGCCAGCCGATGTTGAACACGGAGATCCACCCTAACTGTCATCCGATGGACTTGCCGTTGATCCAACGCCAGACGGACGCCGAGGGGCTCGATTATTTCGAAGTGCCCATTACTTTTACCGAAATGGGAGATCAGTGATGCCTGACAAAGTACTGATGCGGCCCCCTTGGGGCCAGGGCGATCCGAAGGAGTTCGAAGCAACGCCCGAGGTGCTGACGCCGCTCATGGTCGCTGGCTGGAGCCAGTGTGAAGCGCCGGCCAACAACCAGGAGGTGACGACCAATGTCCACGACTAGGCTTCAGGAGGTTCTGGTCTGCTTCGGGAAGAAGAAGCAGACCGATATCGCGACGGCGAGTGCCGCCGCCGATATGTGGCGCTTCAGCAAGCTGAACGCCTCTCTCGCCAACCCGAAGCTGGCAACTGAAAACGACGCTGAGGAGTACGGCAAGGGCCACGAGTTCGCGACCGCCACGTACAAGACGGCGTGGGATGTGAACGTCACGCTGGAGAAGTATCTCAGCGCGGAGATTGGCACGTGGGCGGTGGCGTTCGGGCTGGGCAAGGTGGTGAAGTCGGGTACGACGCCGAACTTCATGTACACCTGCACTCCGCTGATTCCTGCCAATGGTGATGCGGCCGAACTGCCTTACCTGTCCTATGCCGAGCAGATCCGGCCGGGCGCGGGCGTGGTCCTCGACCGGCAGGCGGTCGGCATGGCCGTTGAGTCGTTTCAGATCAGCGTTGGCTCAGGGCCTGGCCGCGCGAACAGCAAGATCAGCGTGGAACTGGCCGGGTCCGGAAAGGTCATCGACTCCACGACCGGAATCACGATGCCCGCCGCGCAGACGGAAAAGCTGCTGCCGTCCGCCTCGCTCACTCTGTCGATCAACGGCACCGACTACGTGACCAATAAGAACATCGTCTCCCTGGAGACGGGCTGGAAGAACAACATCCGGATGGACGCTGGCTTCTTTCCTGGCTCCGGCTTCCAGACGGCGGGCGATGGCTCGACCGGCGCGATCCGCGGCAGGCTGGAGTTTGGAAACCGCCAGGGCAACCTCAAGTTTGTCGCCCGCTTCATGAACGGGTCGGACGAATACGCGAAGCTCAAGTCGCAGACCTCCGGCACTGCGGTCGTCACGCTCTCTTACGACCCGAACAACTCGCTCCAGTTGACCTGGCAGAAGATCGCCTATTCGGTGGTCGAGGTCGCGGAGACGGACCAGATCCTCACCGTTGCGGTCGATTGCGTCCCGATGTACGACTCCACCAACGGCATTCTGACCGCGGTCGGCAAGTGCGGCGTGGACGGGATCTGCCAGTAGGGCCGAGTCGAGTTCCATCCGTCATTCAAGGCAACGCAGTTGTGCTCGTTGCTGGTATCCTCGCAGGAGACATCTCCGGAGTCGGTCATGACCGCACTGCAAGTCTACCGTCGCCTGCTTGACCTTCTGCGCGAATCCGGTTTGCCGAAAGTCAAAAAACTTGAACTGCTGGAGCGCGCCGCAGAGTTCGTAAATGAAGAAGCCGCGGTGAAAGCGATCTGGGAGCCGAAACCGCCAAAGACCAAGCGAACGGGAGAATAAGCCCCAGCCTTTGACCTACGTGCGCGTCGGCGGGCTGCACGCCGATACCGCGAATACCATGCTCCTGTAGTTCCACAATCTATGCAAACAGATACCTTCGTCTTCGACGCGACCCGCCCGGTCGCGATTCAACTCCGCGGCCCTGACGGCATGAAGACCGTCCGGGTCCGCTTTCCCTCCGACGACGAGTGGGCCGAAAGGCAGCGCCGCCGCAAGGTCATCGTCAAGAACCTCGGGCGCGGGATCTCCGAAACGATGATTCCCAACGGCGAAGATGTCGATGCCGCGCTCCTGGCCAAGATCCGCACGGAGGAGCAGCCCGACGTCGATCCGTTCGAGGCGCAGAAGGTCATCGAGCAGTTGGCCACCTGCGACGTGGACGACGTGGTCCTGGCCGGCGACTCGTTTCGCGTCGTGCTGAGGGTGCTGGGCGGCACCGTCACGCACCTGCTGAAGATGCCCTCGGCCAAGGACGTGAACACTTACAAGCGCGGTTTTGCGCGCGTGCTCGATCTGCCGTTCAACCGCCAGGAGTTGACCATCAACGTGCGCGCGGCGGCAGACCTCTACAAGAAGCTCATTGACGCCACCGAAGGGTACGTCGGGGACGCCCCGATCATTCACCAGGCCGTCGCGGTGAAAGCCGCCATCGACGCTCTCGATACTGCGTTCCAAGAGGATCGGGAAGCAAATTTTTAGCCGGGGAGTGGCCGGAAAGACCCTCCCTGCGCTATCTGATCCACTGGGCGCTTCGGCGCGAGGAGTTGTGCGACCCGGGCCTGTGTCCGGACGCGCCCGAAGGTGGCCGTTGCGACCACTGCCCCCAAGACCAACTCGATGCTGCGCAGACCTCCGAAGCCGGTCTGCTCATCCGGCGCGCTCTAGATCTGCGCGCGGCGTTGAACATGGGAATCCGTGTCGGCTTGGACGATATCCGGGCCGATGAGTTTTACACGATGTTGATCCTGGACGAGGAGCGGGCCTTGCTGGAACGCGAGCGGACGAAAGCCCATGGCAAATAACAGCCAGATCGAACTGGTCGTCACCGTCGAGGTGGACAAGGCGAACCAGTCCATCAAGACCGTCAACGCGAACCTGTCGAGCATCGAAGCCGCCGCCACCCGTTCTGCGCGTGGGGCTTCGCAGGGAATTGACGGCATGACGGCTTCGATGGTCAAAGGCGCCACGGCTGGCAATCTCCTCGCGGATGCGGTCAAGAAGGCCATCGATTTTGCGAAGGAGTGGACGGTGGAAGCAGCGAAGCAGGCCGCGCAGGCCGACCGCGCCGCCGCCGTCACGCGCGGGCTGGCCAAGGCGCACGGCGATGGTGCCGCCGCCGCGACCAAAGCTGTGGAGGCGATCCGGTCGGTAGGGTTCACTGCCGCCGACGCCACTACCAGCGTTCAGAAGCTCATCATCGCGGACATCGGCCTGGACAAGGCGAAGGGGCTCGCCAGGATCGCCAAGGACGCTTCCGCGCTCAGCACCGAAGGGCTCGATGCGGCCGGCGCGTTTGAGAAGCTCATGCTGGCGATCGAGACGGGCCAGTCCCGTGGCCTCCGGACCATGAGCCTCTTTCCGGATCTGGCGAAGGCAGAGGAGAACGCGAAGTTGCAGGCGCAGCTTCACGGGAAGACCCTCTCCGAGAACGAGATCAAGCTGGTCCGCTACAACGCCATCGTCGAGGCGGCGACCGGCATCCAGGGCGCGGCTGCGGATGCCGCGCAGAGCGTCGATGGCCAGATGGCGCAACTCGGGCGCGACGTGCAGGATCTCCGGCAGGACGTGGGCTCGGCGTTCCAGGGCGAACTGAAAGCCGTTGTCGGCCACCTGAAGGACATGGTGGCCTGGCTGAAGGACAACGTCGATCTGATCGAGAAGTTCGGCCAGACGGCGATGTGGGTGGCTGGCGTGCTGGCCACGTACGCTCTGGCGAAGAAGATCCTGGGAATCGCGGACGCTGTGAAAGTCCTCAGCGTGGCGCTCGCCGCCAATCCCTGGGCGTTGATGTTGACCGGCATCGTAGCGGGCGGCACGGTGATTTACAAGTCGTACCAGGACATGCGGCAGGGCATGGAGGACCGCCAGCAGCAGGCGCAGAACACCGCGCTCCGGGCCAACGTGCTCTCCGGCAAGACCAGCATCGCGGATCTCCGGAAGCGAGGCCTGACCGACGACGAGATCCGGCAACTGGTCGGCGGGCGCGCCGGGGGCGATTTCGAGATGCAGACCGGCATCAAGGTCCGGACAGGCAACGAGCCCGATCCGGAAGCGCTGAAGCTGGCCCTGGAAGTCCGGAAGCGCCAGCGCGAAAACGAGTCGTACTTCCGCGAGCAGGCCATCGCCGCTGGTGGTGCGGGAAAGACCGGGTACGCCAAGGACGCCGCGGAGGTCAACGCCGAGATCGCGCGACGCACCACGTTCACTGATCAGCAGGGGACGCACGCCGTCGCGCTCACGCAGAAGGCGTGGGAAGCGATCATCGACGCGTTGCAGAAGAAGCTCCAGGCGTTCAAGGACCACTTCGCCATCGAAAACCGCAAGGAGATTGCAGAGTACCTGAAGGGCGAGGAGGAGGTTCATCAGCGGCAGATGGAGTTCGAGGCACACCGAGTCCAGCAGCGGCTTCAGAACGACTCCGAAATCGCCGCCAAGAACCTCGATCATCTGCGGGACGTGTATGGCTTCGAGGAGCAGCGCGCGGGCTTTGAGCGGGACGCGCGGTTGCGGCAGGTAGAGGGCGCCGACGTGCAAACGCTCCAGCAGAAGGTTGCGGTGGAGCAGCAGAAGGCGCAGATCGAGATCGACTATCTGGAGAAGGTACACGACGTTAAGCAGAAGCTCTACGACATGGGCACGCGCCGGATGCTCATGGAAGAGGAGTTGACGCTCAAGCGGCTGGGCTACTCCGCCGACGCGATCAAGGCGCGCCTCGATGAGTTGAAGGACCAGCGCCAGGAGATCCGCGACCAGGCCGACGAAGCCAATGACGCCGCGATCCAGGGGGCGCGCGAAAACGCCGCCAATCGGACGGCGCAGTTGGTGCGGGATCACGACCGGCAAATCTTCGAGTCGCTGAAACAGCAGGCGGGAGGTGTCTTCGATGCGCTGCTTCAGAAGTCGCAGTCGGTGTGGTCGGCCATCGGCAACTCGCTCAAGACCGCACTGCTTACCGCGATCAAGGACGTGGTGACGTCGCGCGTCGCGGCGATGCTCATGGCTCTGTTCACCGGGCAGCATGTGACGTTCGCTGGCGGCGGCGCCGGTCCTGGCGGTAGCGGCGGGGTGTTGGGCGGGCTCGGCGGCATCCTGGGCGTGGGCTCCGTTCCGATCTTCGGCGGCGGCTCGGTTCCGGGCGGCACGCCTCCGTTCCTGCCGCCCGGCCTAGCGCAGGGTGGTAGTGGCGGTGCCGTCCCGATGACCCAGGCGCAAGCCGCGCAGATCATCCTGGGATCTGGCGCTGGCGGGGGCGTTAGTTCTCGTTCTGGCGGGGGCATCCTAGGCAACCTGGGCGGGATGGTCGGCAACCTGAAGTCGTTCTTTGGAATTGGCAACAGCGTTCAGATCGGGCCGGGCATGGCGACCACGTGGCAGGCCGCGACGTTGGGCCAGAAGCTCTCCTCGATTGGACACTCCGACGCGGCGCTCCTGGGCGGCGGGATGCTGGCGTTTGATGGGCTCCGGCGCGGCGGCTTCACTGGCCTTGCGGAAACCACCGCTGGCGGCGCGCTGATCGGGTTCAAGTTAGGCGGGCCGCTGGGCGCGGCGATTGGCGCGGCGGCTGGCGCGATCGCGGGTATCGTGCGGCTGTTCATCAAGGGCGCCACGGAGAAGGCGCACGACAAGATCAAGGCGCTCTATGGCGTGGACATCTCCGACAAGGGGGTGCTCCAGCAGATCGTGGACATGGCGAAGCAGTCCTGCGGCGGGAACCTTGACATGGCGATCCGGACGCAGCAGGTTCGCGACCTGATCCAGTTGTACGCCATGAGCACGGGTCAGGCCACCAAGGGAATGCCTGCGCAGATGCAGCCGCTCAGCCTGGCGCAGTCCGGTGGCTCGCTGTACCAGGCGCCCGGCTACTCGAACGGGATGGCGCTTGCGGGCCTGAGCGGCTTGCCGAGGCTGGATTCGTTCGGGAGCGGCGTGGCTTCCGGGTCCGGACAGGTCGTGATTCAACTCGACGGCCCGGCAACCACGAGCCTCCTGCGTGGCGAGGCGGTGCAGGCCATCGCGGGCAATCCACGCGTCGTGCAAGGCGCGGTGATGAGTGCTTCGAAGTCGAACGCTGGTAGGCGCGAGTTGGCGAGCCTGCAGCTGAGTCCTGGACTGGTGACCTCGTAATGCCTGGCTCCGTCGCCAACGCCGCAGCGACCACGGTGATGCCCCACTCGCTCTCCCGCGCGTTCACGCACACGCGCGAGTACCCGGTCATCGAGAACGAGTACCGGAACGGCGAGTCGCAACGGTCGGCGCAGGCCTCCACCAGCCGTAAGAAGTGGACGCTTACGAAGCGCCTCACACCGGCGCAGTTGGCCGCGCTGCGCACGTTCTACGAGGCGCGCAACGGCTCGCTCGAGCCGTTCTACTTCTACGACCCGTACGAGACGAACCCGAGGTTCTCGTACGACCCGACCGGCGTGGCGCAGAACGGTCGGTACGTGGTCCGGTTCAACTCCGATTGGAGCCAGTCGGTCACGCCCGGTAGGTCGGACGTGCAAATCGAACTCATCGAACTCGCCTAAGGCTCCAACTTATGCTTTTCCTGAAACCCGGTGTCCGGATCACCGGCATGCGTCCGGAGATCCTGCTCGCGGCGGTTGCCGCCATGCGTGTATACGAGGCGACGGGCCACGACTTCACCATCACGGCGTGTGTCGACGGCAAGTACATGGCCAACTCGCTCCATTATGCGGGCGCCGCCATCGATATCCGGACCCGCGACGTGCCCCCCGTCGAAGTGCAGAAGCTCATCGCGCAGATCAAGGAGTGTTTGGGCAACGATTTCGACGTGCTACTGGAAGCGGATCACATCCATTCTGTGAAGTTGCGAGTTATGTGAAGCGGCGCGGCCGGGATGGCCGCGCACAGCCTCATGCTTTTCCGGAACTCAACATAACGCTACAGTCCATCGAGCCACGTCAGGAGATCCGGGTCTTTCCACGTAGGTGCCGAGGCCGTTAAGCCCGGCGGTTCGCAGGCATCGATCGCTGCCCGCTTCATCTTGAGGTCGATTTCGATATAGGCATGAGTCGTATTGATGCTTGCGTGCCCCAGCCAGCTGCGCACCACGTTGAGTTCCACGCCGGATTGCAGGAGGTGCAGCGCAGTCGTATGCCGAAACGTGTGCGGAGTGATCCGCGTCTTCGCCAGCATCGGCCGAGATACCGCGGCAACCGCAGCCCGCTCCCGCACGATGAAGCCGAGCCCGAAGCGAGTCAGCTGCCGTCCGGTCGCATTCACAAATAGAGGAGCGTCATCCGTAGGCCGCAAGCCCCGATCCTTGAGCGTGGCGCTCAGCAGATCTATCGTTTCCGGCCAGAGTGGACACAGGCGCTCCTTGCGGCCCTTGCCGAAGAGCCGGACTTGTGGCGGCGCCTCGAATCGCACCGCCGGGAGATGCAGATTGACGACCTCCTGGGCACGGGCCCCGGTGTTGTAGAGGAATTGCAGCAGGGCCGCATCGCGTCGGCCGAGTGCGGTGGCACGATCAACGGAGGTAAGCAGGTGTTCGATGTCGGCGCGCGCGAGGCACGTCGCGGCCCGCGAAGGCGTGCGCTTATAGGGTATGGCCAGGACTTGATTGCAGACTGATAGAGAAGCTGGGTCCTCCGCCGCGATGAAACGGCAGAGAGAATGAATAGCGGCCAGCCGCGCATTTCGCGTCACGGGCGCATTCCCTTTCTTCTGTTCGAGGTGCTCGAGAAATGTGAGGACCGTATTGCGCCCGAGGTCATCAACAGAAAGCTCCGGCACTGAGGCGCGAGCGTGAGTTGCGGCAAACGCCAGCAGGCTTCGAATTGCGTCCCGATAGGCGTGCAGCGTGTTCGGACTCAAGCCGCGCGTCGCTATCAGATGTCGCCGAAAGAACGCTTGGATCAGATCCGCAAGCGGTAGAGCGCCGGTGGCCATCACGGGCGACCTCCCGCGGGTTCCGAAAGTGAGGGGGCCTGAAATCTCCGCGCCGCTTCGTGCAGGAGTTCCGCCGTGATGTTCAGGTATACCTGCGTAGAAGCCAGAGTGGCGTGCCCCAGATAGGTGGTCAACAGCGGCAAGCGCGCTTGTACATCGCCGCCTTCGCGATACCAGGCCAGGAGCCGGTGGACGGCGAATGTGTGGCGGAGGTCGTGGAGCCGCGGCCCGCGCTCGCTAGGCGCACGGCGGAGCCCGGCTTCGCACGAGATGGCCCGGAAACTCGCAGCCACCCACCCGTAAGAACATGGGCGGCACCGCCTACTGACGAAGAATGGCGCGTCAGGATGCGTGCCATGGCCGTATGTGCGCCGGACACCCGCATAAGCGACCAGTGCCTGCTTCACGTCCGGTTGCAGCGGAACCGCCCGTGACTTGTGGAATTTCGTATTGCGGATGACCAACAGGTCTTGCTTCAGATCGACATCCGAGAAACGAAGGGACAACGCTTCCGAAACCCTCAGCCCTGTGCAGTACAGCAGACCGATCAGAGTGACGAACAAGCGCGGATAGCGCGCGGCCGCTGGCGTGACCCGGGATGCCGCGTCAAACAAGGCAGCGATCTCCGCGGACGTGTAAATATGTGGCCGGAACAACGAGATAAGCCCTGGCCCCGCGCCTGGCACATACGTTTGCGGATGTTGCGCGGCAAGAAAACGGCCCAAAACACGCAAGCCGGCATAGCGGCGGCGAATCGTCGCGGGCTTCAGAGGTGGATTACTGGACGCCCAAGATTCCGTAGTTTCGCGTGTGAGCCACGGTTCTGTGTGGCCGTGGGCCGAGGCGTAGCGGTCGAGAAACGCGAACAGCTTGGTGAGGGTTTGGTCCGCATAGCCGAGCGAGCGCCGCAATTCAAGGAGCTGCTGCATCGCTGGACCGAGTGCGCTTTCAAATACTCGCGCCTTCATAGCTGCACCTCCTCAGGCCATGACAAACCGACCTGCCGGAGCTGCACGAAATCGACTTTGGTGTAGATGCGGGTGGACTCGATGCTGCGGTGCCCCAGGAGGTCGGCGATCGTTTTCAGGCATTGTCCCCCGGCGAAAGCCTTCGTCGCCCACGCGTGGCGAATCGCGTGGCTCCCGCGGTGCGGAGACGAAATGCCCGAGAGTCGAAAAGCCTGAGAAACCACGTTGTAAACGCTGCGGCCAGAGAGCGGCCGAAATGGTGTGGCGAGCGATAGAAAGACGTGGCGAGCACCAGTCGCGGGCCGGGCGTCACGAATGTATTTCAAAAGGGTATCGCCCACGGCCGCTGTTAAAGGGGCATTAATCGGACGGCCGCCCTTCGCCGCGGTGAACACAATCTGGCTCTCTCGCCAATGCAAATCGTCCAGCCGCACGCTTGCCAGTTGGCTCGCACGCACACCGTAGGTCATCAACGTCAACAACATCGCGTAGTCGCGCAGCCCTGGTTTTGTGTTTGTATCGATGGTGGCGAGAACTTTGGGAAGGTCCTCCCATTTTGGGCCGCGTGGAAGCCGATCGAGTGAGGCACAGGGAACGCTCTCTATCGTGGCGGCCACGTCACGGTCGAGATGGCCGGCGCTAAACGCAAAACGGAGAACACTGCGGAGGCTGCATACCATGTTGCCCCGTGTCTTATGGGCGAACTGCCCTGCGGCTCTCTGCAAATACGCGCGGACACGTGTCGGAGACAACCCGGCAAAGCGATCTGGCGCCGCATCCTCAGCCAAGTCCTTGAGGAATCGCTCAACGTAGACGCGGTAGTAATACAAGGTGCCCTCCGCAAGTCCACCATGCTGGCGCAGGAAGGCGATCCACGGTTCCAGGAGCCACGAATAGCCGTGAATCGATGTCGGTTCAGCGGGAACAAAGCCCTTAAGACGTAGATGCTTTACGATTGCCCGGGCACCGCGAACTCCGCGAGCCGAGGGAACGGAGTACTTTCCTCCGCAGCACTTGAAGACTGGCAGGGTCTCGATAAAGTCCCTGACGTGGCAATCACGGATCAGCCGCACATCAGTGACTTCCAGGGCGGTGAGGTGCCTCGCAAACCACGAGGCTCCAAGCACCACGTCGTACAACGACCTGTACGTATAACCAACGGATTCCTGCTCTTTAACAAATCCGTCAATGAACGGCCCAAGTGGGCCGGATCGAACAGCCTCCCGAGTCTCTCGGGTCCGAATGATGCCTTCGAACGTCAATGTATGCCTCCGTTTTCCGCAAACAGCGGCGGAGGCCCTATTGCAGCAGGATGTTATGTGGAGCGATGGAGGCATCTGGAAGAGCACAGTGCTTGCGCCAGAATGGGCTCCATTCACTCTTGACCGCGCGCTTCACATAACTCGCAACTTCACAGAATGGATGTTATGTGGAGCTGCACATAACATCCACATCGAGTTCCAACCGAAGCAGGCCTTGACAGGTTAAGGTGCCGTGCTGGGCGAGCCGGACGGCTGGGGAATGGACTTCGCGCCCTGAATGAGTCGATCCAGTAATGCCTTGAGGCGCTCTGCGTCCTCGGACCGCATGATGAAGCAGTCCCAATGGCCGTATTTGCACTTGTACCCGAACACGTACTTGAGTGCGACCCACACGCGCTTGAACACGTTTCTGTACTGGTTTAGGAACACGCTGGCGTACAACTCGTTGTCCTCCGGGTCATACCCGAATTTCAGCGTGTGCTCGTCGCTGTAGCAAGCGCACTCGAAAAATTCCGTCGTCATCCGTATCCACAATTCTAAGTCTCCGAATTAACCAATGGCTGAAAAGATCGGCAACATCGATGTTCCGGTGATCGCGGCCTCTGGCGTCTTCCCCATCGCCCCCGACTACCCGTACGGCCGCGCGAGCCACTCGGACGTGGCCATCCACCAGTTCGGCTCCGGCAACGCGAAGATCGAGCAGCGTTTCCTGCTGGGCACCGGCACCAAGCGCTTCATGGTGCGGCGTGCGTGGATGAACGGGACGCAGCGGGTGTCGCTCCGGAACTTCTGGGAGTCGAAGTATGGGCCGTACGGCGCGTTCACTTACAACGCGCCCAACGACGATGGCGTCGGGACCACCGCTTACACCTGCCGCTTCGAGAACGAGCCTCTCTCCTGGCAGATGGTCGCCGACTGGGCATGCTCCGTTGGCGTCACGCTGGTCGAGATCCCGTCCTCGACTCCGGCGTACACGCTCAACGGCACCGTCTCCCGGTTCCCGTCCCAGACGCTCAAGGATGCGCTGCTCCCCCAGACGCAGCAGATGATCCCGCTGGTCAAGATCCA